TGCCTCACAATGAAGATATTATTTTCAAGGATTTAATAAGAGGAAACATGTCTGTAAAGAGTCACACGATTGACGACAAGGTTCTTTTTAAATCTGACGGAATGCCAACATATCATTTAGCAAATGTTGTTGATGATCACATGATGGATATTTCACATGTCATAAGAGGTGAGGAGTGGTTACCATCTGCGCCATTGCATGTTATGTTATACAAATATCTTGGATGGGCAGATACAATGCCAGAGTTCGCACACCTACCATTAATAATGGGACCTAACGGAAAGTTAAGTAAGAGAGATGGTGATGCATTAGGATTTCCTGTATTTCCTTTGAAGTGGACTGATCCAAAGACTGGAGAAACTTCAAGTGGATATAGAGAAAATGGTTACATGCCAGAAGCATTTAATAATATGATTGCATTTCTTGGTTGGAATCCAGGTGGTACCAAAGAGATTTTAAGCATGGCTGAAATGATTGAGAGTTTTTCTTTTGAGAAGGTAGGAAAATCAGGAGCTAAATTCGATTTGAAAAAAGCAGAATGGTTTAATCACCAACACATGAACAAGACTAATAATACTGTGCTTGCAAAGATGTGGATTGAAAGTGGAAATTTAGTTAATGGTTTAAAAAATGAAGGAAAAATGCCTGATACAAGAATAGACAAGTTTGAATATGTATGTAGTGTTTGTGGTTTATTAAAAGAGAAAGTATCAAACATACATAAATTCTGGGAGTCGGGTAAATATTTCTTTGTTTCGCCAGATTCAAATTCGGTTGAAATTGAACATGCACCTTTACTTCTTGATATGATTACAAACATGGAAGCAAATGAGATCTTTACTCATGATTCATTGAGAGCTTCTTTCGATTTAGCTGTTAAATCATCTGGGGAAGATGCAAGAAAAGCTGGAATGATTTTAAGAACTGCTATAACAGGAATGTCAGTTGGTCCACCATTATTTGATGTCATGGAGCTTTTAGGCAAAGAAGAGTCTATTAAAAGAATTGTGAGTGCTGTAAAATACGAACATCACAGTGAAGATCATAGATAATGGCGAAGCCACTTTTCTATAAATCATCGAAGGGAAATCTTTTTGAATATGATAAGTATGCAAATATAGAAGAACCTAAATGGTGGCCACCTATAAGTTATGGCGTTAATTTACCAGGTCCAGATTCTAAACTTTATCTTCCATTGCCTTTGGATGAATATCCATATACACATTTATATAAAGAAGACATAGAAAAAAAGGGAGATTAATTTCTCCCTTTTTAATTTCATTACTTTACTGTTGTAGTAGCAATTGTAGTAGCTTCAACAACTGCAGTAGGAGTTACAACTGCACAAGAGTCAGCACATTTTGTAGTATCACAAGCTGGAGCAGCAACTGCTTCTTCAGTCTTAGGACTTCCACATGCAACTAATAATGTCGTTGCAAGAATAATCATCTTTTTCATTTCAAATCTTTGTTTATTTTCATATAGACTGATAATCAGTCAGGCTATATATAAATCAGTGAAAGGTTTATCTTAATCAATATATACGGTACCTCAATCATTTCCATTGAAACCGAAATTTAAAATAGGACAGACCTTTTACTACATGTATCTCAATTGGATATGCAAATCCAAAGTAGAAACTTATCATGAAAAAGATGGTCAAATTTATTATACAGATAAATTTAATAATGCGATTTTAGAAAAATATTCATTTAAAAATAAATCAGAACTGTTTGATTTTCAAAATCGTAGAAAAAATAAATAAAATATATTTTTCTGCTTCAACATAAATACCTATATTTGTATTGTTAAAGGTTTTAAAGATCTTTTAAGGGTTGCATACAGCATACTAAAACATTCAGCAAAAATGAAAAAAACGCAACCTGAAAGATTTTTAAAATAAATTTGAAACAAAAAGGTATATAAGAAGTAAAACATTAAATAAGGATTGCTTACAGCATAACAAATCTATTGAAAAGAAAAACCAGCATCCTGAATTTTTAAATAAGAAACAATGAACAAAGTAATTAACATATTCAACCCGCAGTTCCAGTTCCAGTTTGTGGTGCCGTTTATCGGCTCACCGGGCAATGTTATGTACTTTGACGATATATAAATTATATTTGAAATTACAGAAAAGCCCGGCAGAAATGTTCGGGCTTTTTTTATTTTCAAAAATTCGGGGTGTGGCGCAGTTGGTAGCGCGCGTGCTTTGGGAGCATGAGGTCGCAGGTTCGAGCCCTGTCACCCCGACGGTAAAATGGAAATGCGGAAGTAGCTGAGTTGGTTCAAGCGCCAGACTGAAAATCTGGAGTAGATCGGTTCGAGACCGATGTTTCGCACGATAGCAGAAGGAGTGGTTTTGTTTAAGCTGTTTGTTTGTCCCTTTGGAAACAAAACAAATCGCAACACGGGAATTGGGCTAATTGGTTAAGCCGCCACTTTTGGGAAGTGGACATCGTGCGAGTTCGAGTCTCGCATTCCCGACAAACAAAATAAAAATGATAAAAATGAAAAGTTGAAATTAAGACGAAATAATAGTCAGGATATTCATTAAGACAATGGTAATCCTGTCGATCGTTGCTGTGACAAAAGGAAAAATCAAATGCCGTTTGTATGAGGACGATGAAGAAACCTGCGTGTTAGACTTTAACAATGCGTTGAATAGAAATAGTAGAAAGAGGAAAAAAGTAGAAATACACTTTATTAAAAAGAAATAAAGAAATATCCGGGGAATGGTAAATCACACTTGGTGTGGTGGCAAATAGACGTGCACGACTATTGGAGCTTCGATTGCTTCGCCCTGGACAAATGTGACCGTAGCTCAGTTGGTAGAGCACTGCCCTGAAGAGGCAGGTGTCGCTGGTTCGAATCCAGCCGGTCACACAACATTGGAGTGTAGCTCAGTTGGTTCAGAGCAATTGCCTTACAAGCAATAGGTCAACGGTTCGAACCCGTTCACTCCAACATTTGAATCTTGAAAAAATCTGGCCAGAAATAATTTTCAAGAAGTTCGATTGAATTGCTGCTTAGCTCAGTTGGAAGAGCTCCGGATTTACATTCCGGGTATGCCGCAGGTTCGAACCCTGCAGTGGCAACTATGAATGAGAGTAAATTGACAAATCAGCAATTCAAATTTATATCTGAATTGCTGTGGGGTGGAGTTCCCACAAATAGATTAGAAGCAGAAGAATCTGCTTTATTTAAAAGTAAAGCTCCAGAAATATTAAAAGAATATCCAATGTTGGATAAATCTTTTTTTGAGAAACATGTTAGTAAAAAATAGAAATAATGAAACCAATTTATGTTGACGATTATGTCAAAGAAAAAATATTTGAAAAATTAAGAAACGAAGTTTCTTGGTTGAATAGAGAAGCTCCAAGAGATGAATGCTTCATGTCATACATTCCATTAGAATACACCTATGGAAAAGGATTTACAAGAACATATAACTCTTTAGAATTTAATGAAGCTGTAATTAAGATTATGGATAGATTAAATTCTGAATTTGGTAGTGAATATAATGTATGCTTCTTAAATTATTACAAGAGTGATAAAGAACATTTAGGTTGGCATGCAGATGATTCTCCAGAAATGGATACAACTCACCCAATAGGAGTTGTATCATTTGGAGCAGAAAGATTCATCTGGGTTAAAAATAAGGACTATAAGGGAAACATTCCTGATGAAGATAAGTATTTATTAGGAGATGGTTCTTTGTTTATCATGCCTGCAGGATTTCAAATTGATAACTTGCACAAGATACCAAAGAATGATAAACCTTGTGGAGGAAGAATTAGCTTAACATTTAGAAAATTTATAAAATGAAAAAACTTAAAATAAAACAAACAGAAAAGCAGCGGGTATTCTATACGTCGGATACCCACTATGCTCACGCGAATATATGTCGTGGTGTTTCCCGATGGGGAGACAAAGAAAACAGCACACGTGATTTCAGCACGATAGCAGAAATGAATAACGAGCTTGTAAATGCAATCAACAGAACAGTGAAAGAGGATGATACTTTATTTCACATGGGCGACTGGTCATTTGGAAACATACGTGAGGTTGCAGAATTCAGACGTAGAATACATTGCAAAAACGTTCATTTGATCTATGGCAATCATGATGATGGAATCGAAGAGGATGAGGAACTACAAAATCTTTTCTCTTCAGTTCAGCATTACAAAGAGGTTGCAATCGATGGAGATATGATTTGCTTGTTTCACTACAAGCAAACAATCTGGAATAAGAGTCATCGTGATGCATACCATTTGTACGGACATTCTCACTCAGGTGCAGAACACATGGTGATAGGAAGATCAATGGATGTTGGAGTTGACAATGCATTTAAGATGCTTGGAGAATACAGACCATTTTCACACGAAGAGATCTTGTACTTCTTGAAAGGAAGAAAACAAAAAGCCGTTGATCACCACGGTGTTAAAGGAAGCGAAAACCACAAATGAAACAGTATCCATCCATAGCGCATTATAAAGATTCCATACTTGGAACTCCTTTAGTTGCATTTAATAAACTGGATGGAAGCAATCTTCGTTTTGAATGGGACAAGAAGAAAGGTTGGAATAAGTTTGGCACAAGAAGAACTATGTTAAGCAAGGGAGATCCACTCTATATTGGAGTGGATCTTTTCTTAGACAAATACTCGGAAGGTCTTACTACTATTTTTAAGGAAGATAAAGATTTCAGAGGAATAAGAGAGGTAGTTGTATTTTGTGAATTATTTGGACCTAATAGTTTCTATGGACAACATGATTTTGAAAACATGGAAGTAGTTTTGCTTGATGTTAATCCAATGACAAAGGGGTTTATCCCACCAAGAGAATTCATAAAGAAGTTTGGTCATTTGGGAATACCTGAAATAGTATTTGATGGAATGATAACAAATGACGATGTGAGGAATGTGAGATATTCAAAAGAATTAAAAGAAGGTGTTGTATGTAAATGGATGAATAACAAACATCTTCAAACTTGCAAGATTAAAACAAACAATTGGTTAAACACATTAAAGGAAAAATATGGCCAAGAGGCTATAGATGAGGAATTTAAAAATGAAATAATGACTGTGTAGCTCAGTTGGTTAGAGCGTTTCCTTGACATGGAAAAGGTCAGCGGTTCGAATCCGCTCATGGTCACACGTCCAGGAGGTAAAAGTAAAAAGATAAGTATACAATCTAACTTTTACTAAACCTGGCGGAATTTGCAAACAAAAGGTTGCTTAAAAGAATTTTAGGCAACCTTTTTATTTTATCAATTTTTTTATTATATTTGCTTTAATCCAACTGATATAATAATGAATCAAATAATCATAGAACTTTCTTTGTCACCTAACTATGTTAGTAACTGGACAATACTTGATGCTATCAGGGAATTTTTACAGAATGCAATTGATGCAGAAAGCAATACAATCACGTATGATGAAGCAGGAACTCTAACAATTTCTAATTCTGGGAATTTATCTAGAGAAACTATTTTGCTTGGATCATCTTCAAAAACTAATGACAGTAAAACAATAGGTCAATTTGGTGAAGGATATAAAATTGGTCTTTTGGTTCTTTGTAGAAATGGATTTAAGCCATACATAAATATCTATTCTAATTTTAGAATGGAAACATGGAGAGCATTCATAGACCATTCCGAAAAATTTAAGAGTGATGTATTGCAGATAGAAATAACCGAGCATCCAGACAGAGCTTATGGAGATAAGGTTGATTTCATCATTCCAAACTTTCCAAAAGATCTGTATGAGCAAGTTGTAAATAACACACTCATTTTAAAAGAACGATATAAAACTATCGAATCAATAAAAACAAAGTTTGGAGAGATTCTTACTGATTCATCTGAACGTGGAAGAATTTATGTAAATGGTTTATATGTTTGTAATGGAGATCCAAAGATTGGATATGGTTACAACATTAAACCTGAATACTTAAAAGTTGACAGGGACAGAAGGCTTATACAAGATTTTAATTTATTTTGGAACACTTCACAGATGTGGGCTTTTGCTCCTAAAGAGCTTGCAGTTAAAAATGTATTAGCAAATCTTCCAGATGTTCAGTACTTGGTTCAGTCTAATTCAAGCAATCTTGAATTGAAGACTATTGCTGAGATGACATATACTGAGATGAAGAAGGAATACGGCGAAGATGTTATTGTTGTTAAAGACCAAAAGGAATTCGATACCATGGTTAAATACGGCAATGATCCTGATGACATTAAATTTGTGGAAGAATCAACATACAATGTTATAACAACAAGTTCATCCTACAGAAAGCCCGAACCCATTTTTAAAGAAAAGATACGAGATAGAAATCCAACAGAAGTTTTAAATGACTTATACGATAAATTGGAAAGCTATGGTGTTGATCAGGAAGTATTAGATGACCTGAATGAAGTGATTGAAGAATCTGCCAATTGGACGATTCAAGTTAAACAAGAAGAATCAGAATTACCATTTTAATTATGCGAGTTTTTATACCAAAAGGAAAAAATAGTTTATTCATCTCTAATGAGATTATAACAGAGAATACTTATGCAGCATTCTTTGGATTCTCTGTGATGGGATGGGAAGTTGTTTTCTATGAAGGCGATCCACCAAAAGATTTATCTAGAGATGATGTTGTGTTGGGATGGATAACTCAAGTTAAGATGGCAGTAGCTAATCTTGGAATTGAACCACCAAGTGAAATTGATTACCCAGAAGAATTAAATAGTTATCTTGGAAGAAAAATATGGCAGAGCAATCTGCATAAAATATACACTGATGAAACTCTTTGGCCTGTGTTTGTAAAACCTGTAAAAGGGAAACAGTTTGATGGAAAGCTTATAACCGGTCTTAAGGATTTAGTTGGGCTTGGAGATCAAAATGAAGACAGAAAGATTTGGTGTTCTGAACCTGTTAATTTTATATCTGAATGGAGATGCTTTGTTAGATATGGAAAGATGATTGACAGTAGAAATTATAAAGGAGATTTTACAATACAACCAAACTTTAATGTAGTGCGAAGCTGCATAGAAGATTTTAAAGATAAACCTGCCGCTTTCACAATTGATTTTGGAGTAACAGATGATGGTCGAACTTTACTTATTGAAGTAAATGATGGATATGCATTTGGTACTTATGGACTTCAACCCATGAATGTTGCTAAGATGCTCTCAGCAAGATGGAGCGAAATGGTTGGAATTCCAGACCCATGCATTTTTTAATTTTAATTCAATATATGTTTAACCAATATCCTATCAATGACAAATGAAGCAATGGAAAATCTTTCTCTTCCTGAAGAGACTGTGGGCGAAGATCCACCCGAAGAAAAAACAATGCGAATACATTCCAGAAGATCACCTCGGAATATGATTCGGATGCCTTACTACTATTGAGTTGTAAGGCATTTTTATTTTTGGAATATTGTTAGTATATTTGTCTGATAAAATATAAACAACCATGGATACATTAATTTTAAGACTTGAACACGAAATCGTAGCAACTATTGGCGCCGACAATGGATGTACAGTACATTTTGAATATGGGCAATGTGATTCTACAACACCAAAAAATCCAGGTGGATTGATGAATGTTGATTATGTTGCTTCTGCAATCACGATAAATCCAATTACAAATGAACCTTTTCTTTTAAAGACAGAACAAGGTGACACCAAAGAAAAAGCATTGAAAGCTATTTTGGAATATGTGAAAAAACAAAAAGGTTTAAATTCATTCACCGTTATTTGGATGAAGAAAGGTGATTCAAAATCAAACACATCATATTTTTATTGTCATGATATTTTAGATGTAGTTGAGAAATTCTTTTTTGGAAAAAATAGAATTGATTATGTTATTCACGAAATCAAGTTAAACCCTGCTGCTTAATTTTATGGAAAAGAAATTTTGCATTCACTGCGGTGAAGAAATTCCTGAAGGACGTTTGAAAGCTCTTAAAGGAAAAACTGAAACATGTACTCCATGCAGTTCAACAGGCAGAGTTGCAGGACATCCTTTAATAACTGGGAAGAATGAATACTCAGCAATTGAAATTGTTTCTCCTGAAATGGCAGCTCAATTAGCAAAGGCTCAGGATAGAATAGGATATGGAGTTGCTGAAGGAGTTAAGTTTGACTCCGATAAAAATGGAACATCTAACGGATACGGCTTATGAAAAAACTAATATTCTTTGCAGCCGTTTTTAAAGTTTCGTTCTTCATCCTAATTTCTTATAACGTTTTGCAACTACGGATGAGGCTGTTGATCAAATGGATTCCGAGAAAATGGATAGGGCAATAACACAAATAGAAAAAACGATTGAAAATAATAACAATAAATTAATAGAAAAATATGATAGCAAATAAAAATGCGTGGCACGCAAAGCTGTATAAATTTACATACAAATCTGAATTACCTAAAAACTTATGTCCATATTTCTGGAAATTTGTGGCTTCTGTTATCTTGTATATTCCAAATCTTATTATGCAATTACCGATGCTTATAGTATTGTTATTTGATAAAGACAACACTAACACCAAATGCAATGAAAGAAGACTATATAGTGGAGTCATTTATCTATGTACAGCAATACTTTTGATTTATGGCTTTGTTACTTTTCATTGGATTAAAATGGTATTTAATTGTTATTCTTATAATGTTGGTGCTGCGACTGGCGGAGGTATTATACATTTATTTTTATTTGGAGTAGCAATGTTTTCATTATTTGATCATATTAAAACATCAATGTCAAGTAAAAAAGAAGAAGAAAAAACACCTAATTTAATAGTGGAATTTGTTAAAGCAAAATATAACAAATACTGTCCTCAAATTGAATGGAAAGAAACCAAATAATGGAATACGACAAATACATATCAACAACACTTCCATACGCGAACTCAGTTCCGCACATTGGTCATGCACTTGAATTTATTCAAGCTGATGCTCTTGTTCATTACTTCAAAGATGTACAGAAAGAAAAGGTATTCTTTAATATAGGAATAGATGAGCATGGATTAAAGGTTTATAACAAAGCCAAAGAACTTGAAATAGAACCAGAAAAATATACTGAGATGTTAGCATTGAGATGGGCTTCATTTTGTATGATGTTCCAAATTGAATTTGATAACTTTTACAGAACTACCAGTCTTGTTCATCGTGCAAAGGTGCAAAGATTTTGGAGAGCTTCTTTGGAAAGAGGAGACCTTTACAAGAAGGCTTATTCTGGAAAGTACTGCACAGGTTGTGAAGCATTTAAAACAGAATCTGATTTAGTAGATGGAAAATGTCCTGATCATAATGTTGAACCAACTTTAATAGAAGAAGAGAATTGGTTCTTCAGAGTTTCTAAACATAAAGGTTTATTGCATGGTTGGTTAAAAAACAATCCTGATTTTCTATCACCACAATCTAAAACACCTGAATTGGAAAACATCATACTTCAATCAGAAGATATTTCTGTATCAAGATTAAAGAAGAATGTTCCATGGGGGATACCAGTTCCAGATGACGACGACCAAGTCATATATGTTTGGTTTGAAGCTTTGTTGAACTACATCTTCGCTGTTGAAGATTTTAATTCAGAACACTTTATTCAAATATGCGGTCCTGACAATTTAAGATTTCAAGGATCTCTTTTCCAATCAATACTGTTGTCTGCTAATTTAAAGAATACTCAGAAATTATTGGTGCATGGAACAGTAGTCGATGCAGAAGGAAAGAAGATGTCAAAATCTCTTGGTAATGTAATAGACCCAATTCAACAATTAAATAAGTTTGGATTGGATGCTGTAAGATATTATGCTCTTGCTGGTTTATCTACTTATGGAAATGGTGCATGGTCTGAAGATGATTTAGTTAAGAAATACAATAATGATTTAGCAGATAATTATGGAAATTTAATTGCTAGAGTTCTGCATCTAATAGACACAAAGCAAGTTGAAATAACAGGGCCTGATCAAGAAACAGAATCTATTGTATCAACTCTTGTTGGCAATGCAAAATACTATTGGGAGAAGTTCGAGATTAATACTGCCATAAATGAGACTAATGTTTTGGTAAAAGCTGGCAACAAATATATCAATGATCATAAGCCGTGGGAAAAAGATGCACCCTATGAGCAAATTTTAAATAACTTGTACTATTTATTATGTGAAACAAATAAATTATATTTGCCTGTTATTTCAGCACAAACTTGGTTACTGATAGAAGAATCATTGAAATTAAAAAAGAAAATAATTATATTTCCAAAAATAACAATATGAAAAACCACTACTTAGGAAAAACAAATAGTACAACCTTATTAGGAGTACCGACATCAAACGATCATTCAATATTCCAAAATCCGAATGCTGAATTACGAAAGCAAATAGCTGATTTCAAAATCGATGCCACTGAAGTGGAAATGGGATGGCCATCAAAAAAATGGAAGATCATCGAATGGGAAGGAGATGAAGCCAAATGTCAGGAAGGAAGAAACACATCATACTTTAAACGAAGTGAGATTGAAGAAGCACTAAAGGATAAGCTTGAGTATGCGAGAAATCAAGCATTCAAAGCATGTGATTATTTTAAAAATGCATTTGGTGTGATTTCAGCTATGACTCCAGCACGCACACAACTTAAAAAAATAGATCTACAAGGTGCTAATGATTTCATGGGTAGAGCTGTTGGAATTTCTAGAGAGCTTAATCCACTTGTTGTAGAAGGATATGAAACATTTTATGAATTCAATATAAGCACATACAAAGGAGTAAGTATTTCGGCTACTGTTTCAGCTCAAATGTTGAAATTACATTTTAATGCAGATGGTGATTATGTGAATCGTGATTATAATGAAGACCTACTTGAATATGAATGTAAAGATATATCTCCGATGATTATCTTTGAAGAATTCGAAAAATCTATATTAGCTTTAGGAGATCTGGAATACTGTAAAGGAAAATACTATTCAGATAAGAATTGTTATATTCCTTATTATGGTGAAATAAGAGGAGATCTAACATTAGGAGTAGAAATTGTACCTATTAGATATGACAATAAATCATATCAACATAGTTCAGGAGATACAATCTACAAGAAGCCAGCTGTATTGGAAAAGAAGACTAGTCAAGATTTGCTAGATACTATTAAAAGTAAAATGCCAAAAGAATTTTTTGATTTATTTGAAAGTAAAACATTGCAAGAAGCTTAATTAATAAAATAACATAAATAAAAAAAACATGGAAACAGGAGACTATTTAATTGGAACAAATCCAGACAAAGGCAAAACTGGCAAAGAAAATGCAGTCAGAATTATTAAAGTTAAAAGTATAACTAAGGCTGAAGAAGAACACGAAGAAGATACAGAGGAGACTTTGTATTACGCTCTTAGTTCTAACAGCTTAAGAATCTACAAAGTAAATGAAGAAGATTTCCAAAAGGTTTCTCCGAGTGATGAACGAATTGTAGATTTCAAGAAAAAAATCGAAGAGGGACAAAGATGTAAATCATATCTTGGATATGATTTCGGTGAAGTTATACCAACCAATGTTAATGGTTATAAAGAAATGGTTGGAGATTTTATAGATGCTGATGATGAAGATGAACTTGAATCAGGTCACCTATTATTTTTGGGAACAGAACCAGACACTGATGATGCTGAAGCAGAGCACTTAGTATGTTTATGTTGGGTATTAAAAGACACGAATGAGAAAAAAGATGGAACAGCAATGGACGAATCTTCAATAAGTAAAACAGATTTTGTTAAACGCATGTTGGTTCCAATGGAAGAAGAATCAAAAAGAATCACAATCCATTACATTAACAAAGATGGTATTAAAACTAAACAAGCTGTTAATGATGCAACTGAAATTAAAGATATGAAGGAAGAACTTTATAGAATGAACAACTAATGGAAAGGGTAGCAAAGCAGGTCATCGTAATGAGGACCAAATTTAAAGATGGCAAAACCATTAGAAAAGGAAAGATGATTGCACAGGGAGCTCATGCATCCCTTGCAGCTGTCTTAAGACATTCTAAAGGAGATCAAGATAGCATTACGATTTACTTGGATGAAGAAGACAGTGCTATCAGAAGTTGGCTTCGTGGAAGATTCACTAAGATATGTGTACAAGCTTCTGCTACAACATCTGAAGAACAGGAAAAGGAAATAATAGGATTGATTGAAGCCGCAAAAGAAAAAGGAATTCCATGTTATGCTTTAATAACAGATGCAGGTTTAACAGAATTTAATGGAGAACCAACGATAACATGTTGTGCAATTGGACCGGCTTGGTCAAATGAAATCGATGAATTAACTGGAAAATTAGGATTACTATGAAAGAGAAAAATGAAGACATGAGAGTTGAGCCCGTTGATGGAGCTCCAATTTCCTTAAAGAAAGTTTCTGATCACCTTTCAAAAGAAAGAAAAGCAAAGAGTAATACTTATGTTCTCATCGATAGTACTGCATCAGGATTTATGCCAGATGATCCAATGATGGCAAATATAACTATAGCAGAAAGAGAAACACAAGCTGATTATTTTCTTGGATTAAATCTTCCAATGCCTACATATCTTCGCCCATACTTGGAGTTAATGTTTCCAGATGAAAATGTAGATAACTTGTATAAGTATGCAAAGACGAATGGTGAGATGCGACACATAATAGCTATTGTTCAATTGTTTGGTGGAAGTTTAAACATTGCTAAGAAACAAAAGAAGCATGTGAAGATTTATTTAGAAGAACCAGAAACTAGAATGCATCCAAAGAGAGAAGCACGAATGATGATGCTAATAGAGAAATTGAAAAAGGATTACGGTTTTAATGAAACCGAAGAGAAAGAGACTGATACAAAATAATGAGTTTTAATTGATTCTAATGCTCTGATACCAATGGTTTCAGAGCATTTTTATTTTAGAGATATTGTTAGTATATTTGTATGATATAAAAGATACAAATGGAAGTAGTTAAAGAAAAAAACGAAGTGTTAGGTCATCTCCAAAATTTAAAGATGGATATTGACAAACCAATACAGATGAAATTCGAGATTGAGTATAAAAACTTAAATCTTTTAACCGGTCTTAATGGGTCTGGAAAATCATTGATAATGAAACTTGGTTGGTCATTTGAAACTATCTTGTCAATACTCATAACAAATCCACCTTCAGCAAATGAGGCTGCACAATATATCCTGGATAAAACTTTCGAGAACCAAGATTTCAACGGTAACATCGAAGCAACCTTTAAAAAAGGAACATTGAAGTTATGCATGGATAACGGAAAAGTTTCACGTGCTGAATTTTTTATAGATCCTGCTGTGAAAGTAATATCACCTTCAATATACATGTCCACCAATACAAGAACATTTATTCAAATCAACCAGTTTTTAAAAGTTGAAAAACTAATTAAAACTGAAGAAGAACTGTTAAGCCTGTATAGATTGTATGATGTGATTTTTGTGAATGTAATGAAAGGTAAATTAAAGAATGGATTAAAGGCCACTCAACAATTCAAAGAGTCAATGTCTAAGAATTTTGATATGAAATATGACTTTGATACATTTGCTATAGAAAATGATTCTGTTATATTCATTGATACAAATGGAAAGAAAACAGAATTATCTACTCTTTCTGCAGGGGAACAATCATTAATCAATATGAACTTAGCTTCAATGTAAATATGAAAGAATTAGGAACATCAACACCAATTGAGAAATCAGGATACCTTCTTCCATGGGATAAGGATAATGACAGTCCTTGTATGATAATGATAGAAGATGTACGATTCATTCCGGTATTTTCGGATGAAGAGAAGCTTAACGCACATTTGGAATTTACGAAATACAAATGTACTGTATCAACAAAGATGATAACAGACGTTGATGATTTCTTAGAGTCGGTTCAACCATACAGAATTGCATTAAACCCAAGAGCAACAGAAAGAAATACAACACGTTTTACAGAAATAAAAAAGTTATGACACCAGAAGAACAAAAATTATTTGACCAATGGCTTTTAGAAAGACCAGAGGTTATTCAAAAACTTGCAGCAAAATATCCGCCAGCAGATTATCGAATGAAGGAAGGAGCTCCTTATGGAATATCTTGTCCTGGTACAAAAGTTTCTTTAGTATCTTACAGAGAGAATGGAGAAGTTTCAGTAGCTGTTATGGCTGAAGACAAACTGCCTACAGGACTTGAGCATGAAAAGAAACTTGCAGCTCAACATGGAAAAACTCACATGATCGAACAGATACACGCACAAAATGTGCAAGTGTACATTGATCCAATTTGGTTAGAGAAAATATGAGATGGTTAGCAGAAAAATATGTTACATTTGTTTTTAATTGTATAGCCGATGATAAAATGTGGAAGGTATGGATTTTAAGAATAATATTAAATATTCCAATTATTTACATAATAGTACATTTCATAATAAAATACTGGTAAGATGATTTTAGAATTAGCAATAGGAGACGCTTATGGAAGACCGTTTGAGTTTAATACTCCGGAATTCATTGAAGCAAATAATGATTTGTCTGGTTACAAACACCGCGAAAAAGAAGAAGTAACTGGAATTGGAACTTATACTGACGACACTCAAATGTCTATGGCTGTTGCAGAACAAATTTTATCTGGTCTTCCTGGAACTCAAGTAAGATTTGCAGCACACTTTGTTACTGCTTATAAAAGAGATCCACACAAAGGATATAGCAGAAGAATAACAAATGCTTTAGAAGAATCTAAAGCTAATTTACCATTTGAGTTTATTTTAAAAGCAAAACAAGCCGGAGCAAATAGTAATGGAAGTGTTATGCGTGCTGTTCCTCTTGGAATGATGCATGATCCAAAAGAGATAATGCACAGAAGCATTGTTCAGACTTCTACATCTCATGGACACATTGATGCGGTTAATTCAGCATGTGCTGTTTCTTTGACTGCACATTTCTTCTATCATTTATATCCACGTTTAGATGGAAAAACATTAATAGAAAAATTCCAGATATACCAGGAATGGATGAGAAGCTTTATGGGAATTATTTACAGCGACATATTTGAATCTTATTCTCTTAGAGCTGACATGAAGTTAAATGACCCATTATTATGCGATGCAAAAACTACAGCATCTCTTGCAATCAAATTAGCATGGGGAATGAAGAAAGATGTTATCATTCATGATATGAGAACTACTGCAAAAAAGATTTTAAAGACTGCCATTGCAATTGGTGGTGATGTTGATTCATCTGCTTCTATTGCACTTGGTTTATACAGCTTACGTCCTGATGCTGTTATGGATCTTCCACAAGTGCTTTATGATAATTTAGAGAACGGAGAATTTGGAAGAGATTATTTAATAGCAATGGATGCTGAACTTACAAATAAATTTCCACGAATTGTAAAAGAAGAAGAGAAAGCATCGAGTACAGATTTAACCGATATAATTGTTTAATCATGAAATATAAGTTAAGAGAAATAAAGAGTGGGATAATTCTCGCTGAATTTGAAAGTCCATACGATTTAGCAATGACATTCTTAAGATACCAAGAATTTTATGAATCTGCTAATCCTAAATTCAAAGGAAAACAATTTACTATAATTGAGTTTATGGAATGGTATAGTAATCATCGTTTGGATTCAGTTGGAGCATTTACATATCCAACTGATTGGGCAGGATTTAATATACCTTCACATATTATTTGGGATGTTAAACGATTGGATATATTGGATGAGAATAAGTATGATGTTGAAATGCTTAACATTTGGAACAAGTGTAATCCCAAACATGTGATTGCTGGATTCTATTTGATAGGAACTTTAAAAGGTAAACCTGAAGTAGTAAAGCACGAAGTTGCACATGGACTGTATCATGTATATCCATATTATAAATCTGACATGGATAAGCTTTATTCCAAACTTCCAAAAGATGTAAAGAAAATAATTAACGCGGAGTTCGAGAAACTTGGTTATCACAAATCAGTTTGGAAGGATGAAGCACAAGCATATCTTTCAACAGGTGGTTTTACATGGACTACTGCAGAAATAAGAAAACCTTTCCAGGAATTATTTAAAAAATTTACTAAACAAATAAAATGGAAATCAACAAAGTAACCTATAAAACAAATATATCATGAAAAAAACAGTGGAAATTATTGGTGGTGGAACAGTATCACATGTTCGTGCACATCTCGCCGTATCTGCAGTAGCATACGGATTTACTGCAAGAAAACTAAAAGAACTTTGCGAAGCACATTCTGACAAGTTAAAAGTAAACTTGTATCTTACAAGAATGGCTAACTCAGGTAACGGAAATCTTGAGACTCCAGAAAACATTAAAGAGCTTGCTGACAAATTAAAGCTTGATGCAAATGTAAAGATTATATTCTTTAATCCTGCAATGGTAGATTTCGATGGAAGCATCGGAGTTCATGACATGGGAATGGACCCTGAGCAGTACGAAAAAACCCCAAGTGGTAAATATGAAACTAGATTGAACAGCAGATTAGGTGATGAGATAATGGTTCTTTCTCCAAAAGAAAAAATCATTAAAGATATTCGTAATGGAAGAAAAGACATCTTCTTAGTTGGTTTCAAAACTACTTGTGGTGCAACAGAAGATGAACAATACATTGCTGGTTTAAATTTGATGAAGGAATCAAGTTGTAATCTTGTTCTCGCAAATGATATTAAAACACGCAAGAACATGATCATCACTCCTGAAGAAGCAAGATACCATGTTACTTTAGACCGAGATGAAGCTTTAAAAAATCTTGTTGATATGGCATATTTAAGAAGCCATTTATCCTTTACAAGAAGCACTGTAGTTTCAGGTGAATCAATTCCATGGAAATCTGATTTGGTTCCGGAAGCTTTAAGAAAGGCTGTAGATTTCTGTATTCAGAAAGGAGCATACAAAGAATTCAGAGGAGCAACTGTTGGACATTTTGCTTGTAAGATAGATGATAAAACATTCTTGACATCTAAACGAAAAACAAACTTCAATGACCTTGAAAAGAATGGATTAGTTAAAGTTGTTATTGATGGCAAAGATACTGTAATTGCTTATGGATCTAAACCAAGTGTTGGTGGGCAGTCACAGAGAATCATTTTCTCTGAGCATAATGATTATGATTGTATTGTTCACTTCCACTGTCCTGTAAAACCAGGCTCTGTAGTTCCTGTTGTATCTCAAAGAGAATACGAATGCGGAAGTCATGAGTGCGGACAGAATACATCTAATGGCTTAAAGAGATTTGGAAATCTTTCTGCTGTCATGTTAGATAACCACGGTCCAAACATTGTATTCAATCACACTATAGATCCTCAGGAAGTTATTGATTTCATTGAGGCAAATTTCGATCTAACCGGAAAGACCGGCGGTCCTGTTAAATTAGAACAAACACTAACACATATATTATAATAATGGAAACAACAGCAATACCAACAACCAAGGTTGTAAACTTTTCTGAGTTATCAAGCTTAGAATTAACTGACAGAGAGAATTATAAAAACATCCCAGTAAAAAAATCAGATAACCCAAGATGTATTTATAAAGTATTTAAACTTACCGGAGATGATACTGGCATCTTGATTAAAATGTCTAAAACTTATAAGTCAAGTAGTTTCGGATTTGGTGGTGGATATACTACTACTGTAGAGGGTGCATTTTACGAAATCAATCCACAGCATGAACATCAAAGAACCACATTTACAGAACCGGAAATTGAAATTATAGTAGATGAAAAAATACAAGTGACTCCACATCAAGATGGAGATCGTCATTATCAAAGACAATCAATACTTGTAAAAGGAGAAAAACATAATCTGAAGTTTTTCCTTCCACATAGAATAGAAGGAGATGTAAGAGAAAGAGATGGTAAATTTTTTGTGGAACATTATGGTGTATGGTTTGATTTAGTTCCAACATATTATCAACAAGGAAATAATACAGAGTCGTTATTCCAATCAATAAATTACATAGAAGCTAAATTTACAGATATTGAACAAATGAATCGATATTTAGTAACTCTTGCTAAAGAAAAGAAGGTATCATTTGTACTTAATACAAAGGCTATAGATGGAATATCAAAAACAATGGCAACCATACAGCCATTTTACGAGGAGCTTATTAAAGATCCAAAGGATATTCTTTCACTAATTGCATTTAAACATGCAGTAGAAGCTTCAAAGAGAACCATAAACAATGTCAAGTTCTCTGTGATCATAAATAAAATATTCGCAGATGTAAAAGATGAAAAACAGTTTAATGATAAGATAAAAGAAATGTCTGTGCTATTAGAAGAAACTGCTAACATGCATAAGAATGGAAATGAGGATTACAGAGATTACCATGCAAGAATAATGGATTCTATTCCTGAAGCACGTGAAATAAAGAAAGCGGCTTTAAAGAGAAAGAGTACTGGGGCAATTAATAAAATAATGGATGACCTTGATTTCATTAAAATTGACAAGGACAAATATCCATTAACGCATGAAGCTATATTTGCCGGTGAAATTCCAAAGGGAACATTCTTCAGAAAGAATGGAGATTCTTATTTTGTTTATAATGACAATTGGGATATATGGGAAGAGATGCTTGCATTACATAAAGAGGTTGCTATATCAATTGCAACTGAATGTTCAAGAAGAACTACATTCGAAAAAGACATCATGTCATATTTCTTCTTTGTACTTCACAAGCTTCCAGAATACCTTGAAAAACAAACTGGCAAAAAATGGAAATGTTTTCCTAAGCTTGTATCTGCAGAGAAAGAATTAGATCCACCTACTGAAGGTGATAATGGTGTTGCTAAAACAAGAAGTGCATTAACTCCTATTGTTGACAATGACAAGAATGAAGTTATTGTCCCTTATGTTTCTATGAGACTTAGTGGATACCAAACATCTTATTGTTATGGTTTGGACTATAATGTCCTTGAGCGCGGAATGTCATTCATGGGAAATTCAGTTACGAGAGACGTGGAGAAGAATCTAAATGGTCGTGATGATTACGGTTTAATGTTTTACACATTAACCGGTTCTGCACAGGCACAAGGTTATCCTACATTCCTAATCATATTCGAACATCTCGATAAGACAACTAAAGTACACTTCCACAGAACTCACCCTATGCGTTCTAAAGGTGGTGATTACAATCCTATTCATGGTTGGGTTATTGGCTGTTACAAGTGGATGGTTGGAAATGTAAACTTCGAAAGAATTAAAGCTCAACAAGGTGATTTAGTATTTGTTGGTGGAATTGCTATTGAACCTATAAGTGCAGATGTTCCTCTTGAATTCACAGAAGTAAATTCGTATGACAATCACATGTTTGAACATCCTGTTAAATTTTTACCATATAATAAAAAGGAAAAGAATAACATCTTAGGATATTTCCGTATTGAGAAAGATACAATGCTAAACCACCACGAACATAAACCAAGATTAATCCCAGCAGGTGATTATGAATTACGTCAGTGCCGTTCATGGGAAGCAAATCCTAAAGGTATCTGGAGTTTAAGAATAGATTAATTTCGTTATGACTCTTGGAGAAGCTATAGAGGAAGTACACAAACGTTCTGGCAATATAAACTTACAATGGTTTATTTCAAAGTGGAATGATGGTTATATTATACATCATTCCACTTATATGAAGAGATTTCCTGATACTGAATATGTGTATACAACTGGAGATGGAAACTTCGATAAGTCATGGTATGTAGAATTCAGCAAAGATGAAAAACGATTTAAGCATGTGGTAAAATGAAAAATGTAATATCATTTATTGGACAAGTATCAGACACTAAAGGAAGATTAGCAATAATAAGCTATATGATATTTGCATTATTGGAATTTCCTGCATTTGTATTTCATGAAGCTATGCACTTAATTGTAGCATTTATGTTTGGCCATGATTTGAAAATAATAGAATGGAGTTTTTTCTCAATAAAAAAACGTAATACCAAACATACAATGAAGGTGTATAGGTTAGTGATTCAGTACTCATCGACTAAACTTGTTGGTATAATAGGAACAGCTGCTCCTTTAATAGGATGGTTGATTGCTGTGACAATATTAAGTTTAACTCATCATTGGTTTATTTTAGCATATTTTATTTTTGGAATACGTATGTTCTTTTTAAGTGCACAGGATATTCAAACAATGCGTGGTCATGGATTTAATGAAAAAATATGTAACGCATTTTTTAAAGTTGAACGTGCATTAAAAGCAGACATAAGCTTTAATTAGTTATGGAAATAAATGATATAAAACCCGGTGATATATTAGTTTGTCTTCCAGGATTTACAACTTCCGATTATGCTAATCTTAGCAAGAAGAATGTGAGTGATGCAGGTGGGGCTGGATATGAAGATGGACTTATGGGAAAGGCCAATGCGGAAAGAGATAATGATATACAATGGAACTTTAAAGGTGGAAATGGTGTTCATGCCAGAGCTTTAAGAAAAGCGACTGACTTAGAAAAGAGTGCTTTTGAAAAAGGAATTAAAAATATTAATGATATAAATAAAATGTTAGATTTAATAAAAGGAGATAATGTAAGTTTCTTAGATGCTAAATCTGGTAAAATCGAAACGTATTATAGTGAAATTGATGGAATTCCAAGTAAGATGTTAATTCATGGAAATATTATATTACAAGATAATATAGGAGAAGTTATAGATTTTTATAAAGAATATGTTATTGTAAAATATCGAAATGACAAAAACAAGAGTACACAGCTTGGATTTAAACGTGAACAACTTGTATTATTGGTGGATAATAAAACTTTTACAATATCCTATGTAGATGCAGATGGCAAGACTAATAAGGTAACAGTAGAAGCAGAAAGTGAAGTAAAAGCATTAGCTTCACTTAAAAATAAACAACATGTTAATTATATAATTGGAGGTTAATGGATTATTACTGCGATAACCAAAGACATTTAGTTTGCGTTCCATATTCAATAGAGAATCTGCATAAGATGGCAGAAGACCTTGGAATAAAAAAATGTTGGTTCCATAATAAGAATGGAAGATGGCATTATGATATTCCAAAAAGAAGAATAGAGGAGATACAAAAGAAATGCTTTATTGTAAGTCCAACGTACATTTTAGATATAATGAAAACAGCCCAGAAAAAATAAATTTTTTAGTTTCGATAATTGTTTCTATATTTGTTGAAACAAAACGAAAAGATAAAGGTATATAGTTTATAACACAATGAAAAACAGGAACCACATACATGAGCATCAGATATGGCACGCAACAGTGTCGAGCTTGGGTATTGCCTGTACTTTCCATTAATAAAGTATTTAGGTTTTAAAACTGACCCAAGACTCGAAAGAGTGCTTGGGTTTTTTATTTTTCAAAATTTACGGATGTAGTTCAGTGGTAGAATAGCGGTCTCCAAAACCGTTGACGGGGGTTCGAATCCCTCCATCCGTGCAAACATACGTCAGTGGTCGAGTGGTCAAAGGCAACGGTCTCCAAAACCGTGTCGAAAGATGCCGCAGGTTCGAATCCTGCCTGACGTGCAAAACAAAAAAGAAGAAAACATGAATGCAAATGATGTTAAGAAAGAGCTCTATAAGAGCAAGGTGAATGCTAAGTTAGCAGAGGTTGTTAATGGAACAATGTATTATATAGTACAGTTGGAAGATGGCTTATACCGTTTCCCTATTGAAACAGTTGATCCAGTGAATAAAACATTATACAAGCTTGATGCAAAGACTCAAACCAGTCCGAGTATTGCTTTAACTTACACGAAAGTTGAAGAGCATTATTATACACTTTCTGCTGATTTAGGAACTACCACATTTTCAGCAGAGATGAAAGCTTCCGATTTGAACAGATGGATTTCAAAATCCATTGACAAAGGAGAATTTATAAAGATCTCTTAATTTATATGTGGATTGTAGCCGGTAAAGGCAGCCGACCAGCTTGTGGCGCTGGAATGATTTCAATCTAATGCGGGTTCGAATCCCGTCTTTCCACCTGCGGATATTTTGTACCGCGTTTCTGATATATAAAAGAAACGCGGATACAAAATGCCAAGAAAACAAAAGAAGTATCACTATTTGTACAAGACTACAAATTTGATAAATAATAAATTTTATGTTGGAATGCACTCTAGTAATGATTTAGAAGATGGATATTTGGGTAGTGGTAAGTATTTATGGAATTCAATCCGTAAACATGGTGCAGAAAATTTTACACGAGAAATTTTAGAGTTTTTTGAAAATAGAAAAGACCTAGTAGAACGAGAAAAAAATCTAATTAATGAAGATTTTATAAAAGATCCAATGTGCATGAATCTTAAACCTGGAGGAAGTGGGGGATGGTCAGTAGAGCAGCAGGTTATAAATCAGTATAATGGTAGGATAAAAATAAAAATACTAAAAGAAACAGATCCTGCATGGGTAGAACGATTTTTTAAAAATATGTCAGATGGCCAGAAAAATGCGTATAAAAATGGGAGAATACCAACTCCAGTTGATTGGACTGGTAAAACACATTCAGACGAGTCAAAAAAAGAAATGAGTAGAATAGCTAAATTGAGAACAGGTGATAAAAATAGTTCATTTGGTACTTGCTGGATTCATAATATGGAAGAAAGTAAAAAAATTAAACAAAGTGAATTAGAACAATACTTAAGTAATAATTGGTTAAAAGGGAGAAAAATGAAATTTTAAATGGGCAAGTACCGATGGAGTCTTATAAACTCTATAACCGTAGCTGGTCGTTGCGATAACTTCAAACGTGAGTTCAAATCTCACCTTGCCTACTAAAACCCGATCATGAAAATGGTCGGGTTTTTCATTTATCCTAATGGATATATAGTACATGAAACACATTAAAACATTTCAACAGTTAAACGAGGGACTAAACCAAGAAGCTGATTTAGATAAGGCTTTTAAATTACAAGTTAAGAATATCGAAGATATTTCTAAGGCTATTCTTGGATCAAAAGATTTAAAAGATATTCTAGCAACTGCTCAGAAAGAAAATCCACAAATCAAAGAACTAAAAAAGTATTTTGATTTGGCTACAAAGTCTGAAAAACTTGTAAAAAAGATAAGATCAAATGGATTATCTCCTAAAAGAAGAGAAGCAAAAAAACAGATTGAAGCTATTACTAAATTTGCAGATTCATTAAAAGAAGGTTTTAATATACTTAAAACATTTAAAAAGAAAGCTGCAAAAGGAATGGAGACTAAAGAGGGCTTATTAGATGTTGTAGGGAATACATTAAAAAATATTGTGACAGGTAAATGGATATTAAATATTGTTAGCTTAGTTAAATCAAATCTCGTTGATACATATAATGAATATGGAACAGTACAGGATATGTTTGACGTAAAAGACTATTAATATGAAGAACTTTTTTAAATGGATTACTCACACGAAATTAGGATGGTTATTAATATCATTCTTATGGACTGCAGTCTTCATGATTATAGATGATAATATAGAATCCAATTGGGCATTCTGGGTGGCAACACCTGCAATAGCTTACATGTTTGGATTAACGCTTGTTGGAATAGCATTCGCATTTGTTATAAATCCAATAAGAGATCACAAAGCAAATAAAAAAACAAAAATACAATGAAGAATTTAAAGACATTCACTCAATTAAATGAGTCGGTAAATGAAGGTGGAAAAATTGAAATCTGGGAAGACGTTCAATCTGTTGATGATGTAGTAAATATCTTACATGCATTAATCGACGAAGGACATTTCGATAATCACGGTTTTCCTAAATCTAATTTAGAAGATGTTAACTCATTTTTAGCTGAACAAGGTCATGATGTTGAAGGTGGTTATTTTAAAACAGATGATGACATGAACAACTTCACAAATATTGTTAAATCTGCTATGCAAGAATTAACTGCTAAATTGTAATCATGAAAAACATTATTCCATTCCATTCATTTTTGAATGAATCAAAAAATAATACGATAGATCTTTACGCTAAAAAGTTTAAAGCTGCTATGAAAACAACACCTAGTAAACAAAAAACTATGGATTGGATTGATTCACAGAAAGAATTAAGCGATAAAGAAAAAGTAGAATTATGGGATACTGTAACACATTATACTTTTACAGATGACAATCCTAATCCATATATGCGAAAGCAATTTGTCGATATGGGAGATAGAGGAAGAGGTGTTCCTGGAAAGAAAGCAACTTTGCTTAAATTTCCTAAATGGTTAAAATAAATTTTTTAGTTTAAATAACATTGCCTACATTTGTAATGTTAAAGAAACAAAAGATAAAAAAGGTATATAAGATACAAATGAAGAATAACACAAATATTATTAGCAGAATTATTAGACGTAGAAATACATCTAACGACCTGGATAGTATCGTGTAACTTCAATAAGAATTAATACGAATTTAAAACCCAGGACGTTGTTCTGGGTTTTTTTGTTTTTATACCTCGGCACATACTCAGCCGATCCTGATAAGATCGAGAACTGTAATTGGTGTTGCAAATATGGGTTCAAATCCCATTGTGCCGACATACTGGAATGTAGCTCAGTTGGTTAGAGCATATCTCTGATAAGGATAAGGTCGGCGGTTCGAATCCGCCCATTCCGACCGCGGTCATTTTGTACCTGAAATGGTTGGGTAAAAGGAAGAACTTGCTTGCATAGCTCAACTGGATAGAGCACCTCACTACGGATGAGGAGGTTTAGAGTTCGAATCTCTATGCGAGTACAAATGGTCGGGTGCCAGATTGGATATTGGAACAGTTTCCTAAACTGTGAGTAACATCAACTGCAGGTTCGAATCCTGTCTCGATCACAAAAAATAAATGGAAATGGAAAAATTAGTATACAGTCATTTTTGGGGTGACGAAGGATGTTCAGGAACTTCATATATTGCTTTTGAATATGAGAGCAAAGAGAAGTTTGTATTTGACATATTAGAGAAGTATAAAGATCAAATATGGGAACATGAATGGACTAAGGTATTGGTCTTTTTTGAGAATGATGTATATCTCGATAAGTATGAGATCGAAGGAATAGAACACAACGTGCAAACACTTGATCAATGGTTTGAAAGAGAGAAGATATTTGTGATATTGTAATGCCTACATAGCTCAGGGGACAGAGCATCGGTCTTCGGAACCGAGTGGCGGGAGTTCGAATCTCTCTGTGGGTTCACCGGCTATTTTGTACCTGAATTTAGATATATAAAATAAATTCAGTGCAAGATGCCAAGACGACAAAAGCAATATCACTTCATCTATAAAACGACGAATGTGATAAATGAAAAATTTTATGTTGGGATGCACTCAACAGATGATTTGAATGACGGATATTTAGGATCTGGCAAAAGATTAAAATATTCCATTAATAAGTATGGAAAGGAAAATTTCATATTTGAAATTTTAGAGTTCTTTGAAGATAGAAAAACGTTAATTGAGCGAGAGGAAAATCTCATTAACGAGGATTTTATTAAAAATCCATTGTGCATGAACTTAATGAAAGGAGGGACAGGAGGATTACTTTCAGAAGCCCATCACTTAAAAATGAGAGAAGGCGCTTCTAAATTTGCAAAAAAACAATGGGAAGATGATGAATTTCGTGTATTTAAAAATAGTTTAACGTCAGTTCAATTTAGAAATTATAATTTGAATATTAAAACAAAATTCGATAATTTTAAAGGAAAGACACATAGTAAAGAATCAAAAATAAAAATGAGTAAAAAAGCTCAGCAGAGAATTGGTGATAAAAATTCTCAGTTTGGAACATGCTGGATTTATAAGAATAAAGAAAATAAAAAAATCCAAAAAGAAAAATTGAATGATTGGATTAAATTGGGATGGATTAAAGGTAGAAAAATAAAATAAGCAGGTGTAGTCGAGGAAGTTTTCTAAACTTTTAAACGTAATTGGAGCTGTAAATGGGGGTTCGAATCCCTCCACCTGTACAGCAAAAACCATAATAGAATTACGCTATTATGGTTTTTAAATTAATGGGTTATCATTAGAAACATTTTTACTAAATTAGCTTCTATAACAAACGCTGATAACTATTAAACTAAAAAATAAAAATGGCAACGACAACAACTAACAAAAAATTCCCAGTTAAGAAAAGAGTACCTGGAAGAGTAAGAGCAATTACAACAAAAGCAGAAAAAGAATTATCTGTAGATGAAATTAAGAAAACAAAAAGAGCAGAAGCAAAAGATCTAGCGGTAGATTTACTTGCAGAAAAAGCTAAGAAGAAAATAGATGAAATGAAGCTTTTAAAAATAGAGCAAGAAAAATTAAAAAAAGAAGAAGAAAAAAAATCTGGAATTGAAATTACCGGAAAAGAAGTTACGTTAAATGGATATTTCAAACTTGAGTTAGGAACCTTTTCTATTCTTAAGCACAATGTAAAAAATAATATAAGCACTCTTCTTATAGGTCCAACAGGTCTTGGTAAAACAGATATTGCAGTTAACATTGCAACAGTATTAAAAGTTCCTATTACTATATTCGATATGGGAACTATGACAGATCCAATTATGGGACTTATTGGAACTCACGTTATCGAAGTTAAAGATGGTAAAACATATTCTGAATTTAAGAAGAGTAGATTCTCTGAGGTTATTCAGAAACCAGGTATAGTGCTTTTGGATGAGGTTAACCGTGCAGCTTCTGCAGCAAACAATCTCTTATTTCCATGTTTAGACTTTAGAAGAGAACTTCCTATGGAATATTCTTTTGGAGATACTAAACCTATTTCTGTACACCCTCAGTGTGTTTTCTTTGCAACTGCAAATATAGGTTCTCAATATACAGGAACTCATAAATTGGATAGAGCATTAATCGACAGGTTTATGATTATCGCAGTTGATGGTTTGTCACAAACACAAACTATTGCAACATTAAATGTTACACACCCAAAATTAAAGGATGTGGAAACTAAGAAGATTGTTGAAATATACAACAAGATAAACAAGGAGCATGATGATTTTAAAATAGGATTTAATTTGTCAATAAGACATTTGAAGACTGTTGCAACTCTTGTACAAAACAAGTTTACTATTTACGATGCTTATTATGCGATATGCAAAGGTCTTGGTGGACCAGAAGGATTAAAAGCAATTGAATCAATTTTAAGTTCTTCAAAATGATAGGTTTCGATTTAATAGGAAAACAAAAATCTGGTAGTAGTGTCACACGCTGGGAAGATTCTTTCTTTGGTGGATATTATCGAACAGTAATGGATTACCCTGAGGTGAACATAGATCGAAATGTGGATTTCGATTTTGGAACATTACCATATAGCAGTTATTACCTTAAAGAAAAAATCATGAAGATCTTTTTGTCAAAGGTAAAGAAGCATGGTTTAACACATGACATATTAAAAGATTCTAAAGTAGAAAGAAAATTTGATCCATGGGGAGATGTTATAATTGAATCTACAGTTAGTGCTATATCTAAAAAGAATGCAATAAGGAATGTCATTAATTTGGAACCTGAATTTGCTCCGATGTTTAAGCATTACCAGGAATTTATAGATGGAACTCGTATTTATTTTCAGGTTAAAGACAAAAGCAGCCAAAGTGGGATGCCTCAAGAAAGTGGGATGCCTCAAGATAAGCCAGAAGATAAAGAAGATAAAGAAGAGCAAAACGAAAGTAATGACAGCGGGAAAGGAAAATCTGGGAAAGGGAAAGAAGAGGAAAAAGAGAAAGAAAAGAAAGAAGGTGGAAGTGGAAAATCTGAAGATGAAGAGAAGAAATCGGAAGAAGATAAATCCGAAGAAACAGGTGGTGGACAAAATTCAGAAGAAAATAAATCTGAAGAGGAGAAAGAGAAAGAAGAACGAGAGAAATTAGAAAAAGAATTAGAGGATGCACTTGAGGAAAGGAAGAAAGAATTAAAAGCTCAAAAGGAAAAGGAAAAAAACACAAAACTAAAACCACCAACGGCTGCTGAAATAGCGCACATATATAATAACTTTAAAGAAGCTGTAAATAAAGTAACGGAAGAAACTATAGTATACAGTCATATTTCGGGTTTTAATAAGAGAGTTGGAATTGTGTATGAACACCCAAGAACGTCTGAAACTCATTTTGATACTTTGGATAAACGCATTGCCGATAATCTTCTTAAAATGCTTGATATTTCTTTTGATCCTGCTAATGAAATCGTAAAGAACTTGAGACTTGGAAAATTAGATGTCGCAAAGATTGCAGAAGTTCCTGCCGGGAATATTTCTATATACAAGCAGGATGTTGAAAATCAAACAACAAAACCATTTAGCATTGTAATGTTGTGTGACGAATCTGGGAGCATGGGATGTGGTGATCATTATGGAAGTAATGGAAAAGGTGATGTGATAGGTGATAAATTATATTGTCAATACAGAATAGTTAAGCAATTGTATTTAGCTTTTTCTGATATTCTTCCACAAGAAAAGATTCATGTGTATGGACATACAGGATCATCAACTCCGGACCTTTTTGTTTATCAAGATGCATATCGTCCAAACTTCACGAGAACTATTGATAATATGCTTGATCATTATCATTCATCAAATTATGATGGACCTATAATTGAAGAGGTTTATAATCAAGTTAGAAAATCGACGAATGACAGAATTATTTTTATTGTTCTTTCAGATGGACAACCTGCCGGAAGAGATTATGGTGGAGCACCGGATATATTGAAGATGAAACAGATAATCGAGAAATGCAAGAGAGATGAGTTTGTAACGGTTGGTGTAGGTATTCAGTATTTCACACAAAAAGATCTCTATCAATATAGCACTGTTATAACAAACCTTGATGATATGGCAAAAAAAGTAAGTCATATTGTTAACCATGTTGTTAAGACAGAGTTTCAATAATTTTTTGTATATTTGTTCATGGATCAAGAGATAAAAAGTAAACTGTTGGCATCATTTGTTCTTGTTGAAGAAGGTGAGTTAACTCCATTTAAGGCTATGAAGCAAATGGAAGAACTTATCGATGAAGGAACTGAGAAGCTTACATTTGGAGAATTAGAACAAGGAGATAAATTTATTTGTTTTCCAAGACCAGGAGATAATTCCGGACATGGTGGTTACAAACCTGGTCATCGTATATTTTACAAGTGGCCAGATTTTAACGGTGGTTTTTGTTCAAAGAGTTTTACTGATGGAACATTTAGTACAACTCCTGATTCAATGGAAGTAATTAAAATTATTTAACATGGCATTAACGGATAAACAAGAAACGCTTGTTACAATATATCAAGTTGAAGTTTGGAAAGGCGAGGATTACATAAATGAGATTGATGGAGGAGGTCCAAGTGGAACAGAAGATTGGTATTCGCTTTGTCTTGGTTGGGCTCTTGGAAAAGGACTTAATCCAAAAGAAGCACATGAGTTTGCTTCACACATAAGGTATAACACAAACATGGGATAATGGCAGGAATAAGAACATTAAACAGTAAAGAAAAAATGCCATGGATATTCCAAAAGGCAGCTATAATGGATGCTAACGGTAAATACTATGCTACTAGGATAGGTTTAATATTATGGATTAGATTGCAGTTTGGAAAAACAATCCATTATCAAATAACAATAGAATAATTATGGACAGCGTAGATAAATGGCACGAAGAACAAGTAAGGAAGCAAACAATAGCTAATGAGCTTATGCCTACACTTATTGGTAAAACTTTGGAAGAAGCAAGAGAAGCTACAAATGAAAAGAAGCTTCAACATAGAGTTAGAATACTCGATGGAAAAGGTTGTATAGGAACTTGTGATTTACAACCGTCAAGACTTAATTTCAATGTGGAAAAAAATATAGTAATTGATATTCACCTTGGATAAGTTTCTTGATAAAACACAAAGTGTAATATTAAAATACAGACGTTGCAAAAACAATAAGTCTGGCATTAGCACTATGGATGTTTTAAGATTTATCCATCCATGGGGTAAGATAGTAATAATTGATATTGTTCCTGCTGATAATTTTATATTAACGATTAATTACAAAGTAGGTGATATAGAATTATCAGAGCCTATTGAGAGATTAATGGACACATATTATATGATGGAAAGAATAGGTAAATAAAATTGGTCCCGTAGCTCAGCTGGATAGAGCACAGGTTTTCTAAACCTGCGGTCCTTGGTTCGAACCCAAGCGGGATCACAAAAAATAAAGTTATGTCAACATTTAATGTAAATATAGTAGTTAAAACAGTCACATATAAAATAAAAATATGAAAGTATTTGAAAAAGAAACCCAAGAGGTTGAAGTATTAAAGGATGTCGTTTGTGACTGTTGTGGAAAAACCTGCAAGGATGATATTAACTTGAACTTTGAAT